CACATCTTCTTCAGAGGAAGATAAAAATTCTTCTTGAGGACCATTGTTAGGTCTAAATATAACTTCCTGATCTTCGACCAGATCAGATACAGGTTGTAACGAATTGAGTTCATCACCCAAGTCCACAACTTTTGAAGTTCCGTTAGTAAGGTTCTTTGCAGTGTTTTCAATACGTTTCGCATTTTGTCTGTGTTTCTGTACTTTCTTTGCAGCCTTTTCAGCTTGTTTTCTTTCGGCTCTAAGTTTCTTACGAGTTGCTCGTTTAGCTCGTTCTATTGCCGATACATTGTAAGATTGTTTAGGGGCATTAGGATCTTTTTTAGGGCGACCACGTGAGGGCATTAATCAACTATCATGTCTGGCTTACGTGATTTTTTTGCTTTTAAAAATCTTTCCATATGTGCTTTTCTACGTAGCTTATCTTGTTCTCTTGTAAATTTATTAATTTTTATACCCTCATATGCTCCATAAGCTCCTGCACCTAAAATCATAGCAGCTCCAAGACCATAAGCTTTCTCAGCAAGTTTCATTCGATCATTAATTTTTGCTTTACGTGGCTGTTGAGTTTGTCTTTTACTATATTGCTTTGGTCCTGCTTTATCAACCATCTCAATTTACCTTTCTTGGTTGTGCATATCGTTTTATTTCTCCACCATATTGCTTGCCCATAACTTTGTTAATAATTTTTCTGCCTAATGACGGATAATCTTTTTTGTATTGTTCTTCTGCCTTTGCTAGTGCATCTGGATCGTTTTTTCTATACCATTGTAAAAATCTTTGTGCTGCATCCTTACGAGCAAAATCACTTTCTGTCTGAGGATCTAGCTGTCTAATATCAAATAATGCAGATACTAACCCACCTACATACTTAGGTTTATTTTCTTCAGCCATTTATTACTCCCTTTTTAGCTGGTAACAGGACTACACCGTGTAATGCCTGTACATTATGGTTATGTGTCTCTTCTTTACCCAAACCTACCCTATTTAACAACGATTCTGCTGCTTTTAGACGCAGATCATCCCCTCTTTCTATCTGTGGACTGTCAATTAAGCTAATTAACTTGTTTGTAGCCTTTACAGAAGCACTAGCCAGTAGGTTCTTTGACCTTCTGATGATCTCATCGGATAATTTGCTTCGCAAATACCCTGCCGAACCTTTCGTGTAACCAGCATTTTCAGCTGCTGCGACCACAAATCCACCATTACTGAACAAATTCTGTAAGAACAGCTCTTCTTTTTCTGAAATCTTGGTAGATTTTCTCTTTTCAGGTAGTAAATTCATAGTAAACTCGATTATTACGGTGCGTAAGCCTACGTACTGGATGCAAATTAAGCGTTAAAGTGTGCCAATGTGACATCTTGCACCTGTAATACATACTTATAATACTAATCTAAAAAAAATTTGTCAAGGGGGTTGACGAAAGTGCGTACAGACTGTACAATGCAGTAGTACCTGCAGAGGTGTACTATAGAGTATCCCTGCAGATTAACTGTTCTTAGTATAGGAGAGTACCCCGCTGCGTTGCATGTGGGGTTTTTTATTGCGTATACTCAAAGAGTTGCATCGTTAATCATACAATTAACTACAAAATATAAAAATTACCGACAGATTGCATGCAAATGTGGGGGGAGGGGGGTGACCCTTACGCACGCACATACGCAATTTTTATTACTTTTTGGTGACAGAACTATCATTGATAATTCTAGGCATACAATTTCAACTTTAAATAAAAACTTCAGATTAAAACATTAAATAACGCCATGCATCTATAAGGCGTATAAACTTTTATAATAAATTTTTCATGTAATTAATTATAAATGCAATAGATGTATGACCAAAAATAGCTTTTATTTTGCAGATCATAACAAATACAATTATTTAATTATTATTTATTAATTGCATAAAAAAAGCCCCCATAAATTAATATGAGGGCTAGTTTGGGGGAAAATATTATTTTATATTATTTAAAATGAGATGAAAAATACTTAGTTCGATATTCTTTCTGATACTGTTCAACTTGTTCTTGAACTCTTTGATTTGCTCTAAAATTATTGGCATCTTTTAACCAACAAGCAACACAGAGATATTTACTATTTTCTTGAACGTGCAAATATCTCTCTTGACCTTTATTACAAGCTGAACAATGAACAATATCCTTAGTAAAATCATTATGCATCTTAATAATCCCTTTTACCAGTTTTAAAAATCATTTCATCTTGATCATCAATAATATAATCTTTTAAGGTTACTTGTTTATTATCAGTACCATAATAACCTATACCCTGATTTTCTAGCATTTTTTCAAGTTGCTCAATTTGCATCTTTAAAGTTCTTACTGAAAAAAAGATTAAATTAAGATCTTTATTTTCTGTTAAAATCATTCTGTCTAATTCTGATTTATTTACTTTAACAATTTTTTGCATTTTATAACCCTTTCAAAGTTATTTAAGTTTAATATTAGTTGTTAAGATCAACCAATGAATAGATATTTGCATTAATCTTTTTCTGTGTCAAACTTTTATTTTCATTCAAAAATATATTTCTATACTTTCCAGTTGTTGTTGAATAATCCCAGTAATTAATATCTAAATATATTTTTCCCTTATTATCTCTCATAGCAATTAAACTTTCATACGATTGAAAATAATGGGCGTCTGGTGTGACAATAAGAAATTGATTAGGTCTTTCATTAATGTTGTAAACTTTAATATTTTTTATCATTTTATTTCCTTTCAAGGTTTTATTTTGTTTCAGGAGGAATATAGGCATAAAAAAAAGGGAATGTAAATACACCCCCTTAATTTTTTTATTTGTGTTTATGTTTTTAAATTGACCATACGGCAAGTAAAAACAATATACATAAAATAATTAATCCAACTACTATTTTATATATGTAGTAAAACTCTCTCCAACCCATTAGGCAACCATTGCCAATTCTTGCCAAGCGTCTGTGTCAAGTAGTTGACGTATTTTACTTTGTCGTTGTAATTGTACAGTGTGTTTAGATTTGGTTTCACCTAGTGTCTGATCTTTGCCATTGCGATCAATATAGCTTGCGTCAGTATGTGTAGACCAATAAGTCAAAGCATTGTAAGCAGACCACATATTACGTCCACAATCTTGACTTTCTTTTTGGAATACATCCACCATAAAGTTGAGCAACTTGTTATTAACTTTATGCGTTGTATCAGCAACTAAACGTGTACCCCTACCATGTTCAACTTTGCACAAGGTATTTGTTAGAAACTGTGCAAACTCTTGATCAGATATTGGCGAATGTTTCCAAGCTATCATCTGTTCTTTATTTTCATTCCAAGCTTGTAAACTTGTTTGTGCATTGGTCAACATAGCATCAACATTTAAATTTTGTGTATGCATATGTTTATGTTGATATGCTTTTTCACCACCAAATACTTGAGTGTTTTGGCATAGCGATCTATACGCACCACTAAAGACTTGAAAAGCCCATGACATATCTACAGAGTTAAAAACATCTAGACGACATTTAACAAGATCATTTTGTCCAACGTCCATTTTAAGATCGTTAAAGTGTATAGTTCTCGTTGCACGTCTCCCATTCTCGAATACTCGATCAATGACTTCAACATTGTTTAAAGGTAAATCAGAGTTTTCCTGCAAATAGTTTCCCTGCTTTTCAAAAATCTCAGAGTGATTAACAAGCTTGTAAGTATCAGAGATAGGGCGACATTGTAAAACATCACCTGTATGCGTTGAAATTAAAGCTCTATACTTATCAAGTTTTTGCATAGTTCCCATGCCAACACCAAAGGGTTTATCTACAAACAATGGTGTTGGTTCAACTGTTCCAACATCTTCAAACAGTTTAATATTGCGTACATCATCATGTACAAATTCAGTACCATTAGGCAACTGTTTATATCCACAGTCATCTAATGATACATTCCATTTTGGTGGGATGTTAGTCTTAAAAGATATAACATCACCTACTTGATTTTTTTCTTCAATCAGTTCTTCAATATCAATTTGATCAGTCATTAAATTTCCTTTCAATTAAAGCTTTGGATACAATACTTTCAATATCAATATTTGTATCAATTAAAATATCTAGATCATTACCACCAATAAAATCTAGTGATGAATTTTCTAGACGTTCACGAATTAATTTAGAAACTTCAACTATAAGTTCATTTTCTAAATTTTCTAATTCAGTTGTAGTGCCAATTATATCTAGCACCTTATGACTATATACGTTCATAATTATTTACTCCTTTCAATAGTTAATTCTGAAACTGCACGATCAACAACATCACCAATCTTATCTTCAAGTGTAGTTGTATCCATATAATCCAACATATCCATTTGGGAAAGTTCATCTTGAACAAGACCATATATATCTAGTTCATGAGACCAATCCATATTTTGAATATAACTTTTTACTGCATCTTCGACTACAGTTTTTAATTGATCGTTTATCTGAGTGATCAGCTCGTCTGATACTATTTTAACCATTTTAAATCCTTTCATTTTAATGGCGATCGTATGGGGCAAACATTAAATTGTAGGAGGACAATCCAAGAGCAACCCCATACGATCTATTAAAAATAACTTTGCTCTTGTGCTATCTTAAATATCACAACTGTACAGATAGTCAAATATTATTTTTTAAAAATATTCACCATCATCATAATCAATTTTTTTACTTTTTTTTCTATTGTCAAAATTAATAAATTCATTTCTTAAAACAGAAAAATAACCATTAGCAATGATACGTTTATCTTTATAGTTTAGTGTCGTTTCATTTGCCACTTCTTCAATTATATAGTGTTTCTCATAGAACCGACCCAACGATAGTTCTTTCTTAGTGTCGTACACTTTGCCATTGTGTCTTCGTGCAATATCCTTTGCGTCAGATAAATGAGTTGCTCGACCTATGCACTCACCATCTGCAATAACTGCATACAGTTCTTTGCGTTTGCGTAGGTACTTCTCTTGTGCAATCCTCATTCGTTCACTTGTATATGGATCATTCATAATATTTCCTTTCATAAAAAATAGGACTACAGATTACTCCATAGTCCTATTAAGTCAATCCCTAAAAAGCGAAAGGATAAAGAAATTCTTTTTAGAGATTATATTTTGACCAATATTCATTCCAATAGTCAGTCAAAATTTGGTGTGAATCTTCTTGCCAATCCTCTTTCCAATCGATCAGTTCAGAATGTTCACTCATTCTTTTTAAATATTCTTCTATGTGTTCACAGTCGTTGATAATGTCAATAGCTATACCATGCCATTTCTCTTCCATATCCATACACATCTCTTTAACTCTTCCCATCAAGTACTCCTTCCTCATAAGCATCACAGTATATCTCGATAGATGTTCTAATTAGTTCAGCTATACTAATATGTCTTATGTCATTTTCAGTTTCTATTTTAGATATTTTTTCTA